GTTCGGGTTCCGGCTCGGCCGGTGGCTGGATTGCGCCGAGCCGGACCGCTTGCTCGCGCGGCACCTCGGTGCCCGGCGACGCCCACAACCAGCGGCCCGCCGGGTCGCCCTCCTCGACAACCCTGGATCCGTCCTTGGTGAGGTACAGGTGCCGGTCAATGATGACCTTGTCGCTCATCGGACCTCCTACCGGTAGGCCCACGCGGCGAACCTGCGCACGTCCAGGCTCTTGGTCGCGGTCGACGTGGACTCCATGTACAGCACCGGAGAGCATTCCTCGTCGGCGTCCAGCGCGTCGGCGCAGGAGTAGACCTGCGTCTTGTTGACGAACACCAGCATGTCGCCGCCCGAGTTGATCTCGACGCGGATCCGCTGGTACGTGCCCGCCGCGGCAATGTCGGTGCCGGTGTCGCCGTCGACGGCGAGGTTCTGCGTGGCCGCCTCATCGGACTTGTTGTGCACCCCGTAAAGCCGATCGCCGTCGGTGAACCCAACGTCGAAGAACACCCCGGCCAGGTCGTCCTGCACAAGAGTGGCGACCGTTGTCGCCCCGGTAACGGCCGGGTCCAGCGCGTCCGCCGCGGTACCCAGGAACCCGACGAACATCGCCCGGTTCGTGATCGCTGAGACGTGCGTCAGCTCGACGTCGACGACCAGCAGTTGATGCTGGTCCGGCTGCATCACCCCGGCCTCGGTGCCGATCGCGATCGTGTGCGCGTCCTCGTCCGTCGTCGTCATCCGGCCGACGCTGCCGCCCTCCCCGGCGGTCTGCACGACCAGGCCGGAGTCGGTTTCGGCGACGCCCTGGCCGAACACCCGCAGTCCGGACCCGGCGAGAATCGCCTCGCCGGCCGTGTCGGCGACCGCCTTTCCTGCCTGGTCGCGAAAGTCGGTCCACACCCCGAACAGGGCACGCTGGTCGAGGGAAACCGGCGTCCAGTACGGGGAGGTCCGGGTGCCCTCGTTGACGAACTGCACCGCGTTGGTGGTGTCCCACAGTGTTGCCCCGGCCTCCGCTATCCCCGCCAGCGTCCCGGACGTCCCCGATGATGGGGCGCCGGCGTTCTGCCACGGGCGGAGTCTGCCGCCGGAGATCCGGGTCGCGTTCGCGCTCTCTGCCATTGTTCAGCTCCTCACGGCGTGCGGGTATGGCCGAAGCCTTCTGCCACGCCTCGATGCGGTTAGTCGGGGAAGACGACGTAGAACAGGACGACGTCGAACGCGCCCGCGGTCAGGTCGGCGCTGGCGACCGTGGCGACGATCGACCGGGCCGCCGTGGTCTTGACAACCGTGCTGCCGGTCGAGTCCGGCACGACGTCCTTGAACCCGGTCGACGACCATGGCGCGCCGGACACTGCGGCGCTCGCGACAATATCGCCCGCGCCCTCGACCTTGACCGCCACGCTCGCGCCGGACCCGGCGACGATCGTGTCGACCTGCATGAAGCCGCCGACGATGTACGCGTTCGCCGGGATGATGCCGGACGCGCTGATCGTGATGTCGCCGGCCGCGCCGCCGTCGACGGCGAAGTCGTAGCGCCCGCGGGCCACTTTGATCTCGCTGGCCCGCGGGAATCCGCCTGTGTAAGGCATTCCGATCTCCTGGAATGAGCGAAGGGAAGCCGGTTCGGCTTCCCTTCTGGTCTGCTTTTCTGTCGATGAATGCTCAGAGCCCCGTCACAACCCCGAACGCCTTCGGCCTGTAGAAGATCACCGCGAGGCGAACGTCCGCGCGGATGGCGAGCTTGCCCTCGATGAAGTACGTGCCGTGGCTGTTGGAGATCTGCACGTCGATGCCGCGGCGGACCGACACCTCGCTGAAGTTCGTGAAGTCGCCCAGCGCGGCCTTCGTCGCCGTCACGGCCGTGGTCTCGATGACGGGGACGCCCCAGATCGTGCGCGGGCCCGGCATGCTCGGGTGCCCCCAGATGTACACACCGTCCGCGGTGCGCATCAGCTGGATCGTCTCCCACTTGCTGGGGCGGATGAACACGTGCGACGGCTCAGCGAACCCGTCGTCGCGGATCTGGCGCATGCACTTGTACAGGGCGTCCGGGATCGGGTCGCTGCCGAGGGCCTGCGACTGGATGCCCGTCACGTTCTCCATGCCGCGCAGGTTCGGCGCGGTTCCGTTGCCGACCAGAAGCTGGGAGTCGATCCGCTGGCGCAGCATGAACGGCAGACGGTTTTCGACGTAGGCGCGGGACCGGGCCTCATCCTCGAACTGCTCGTCGGTGACCGGCAGAAACACGGGGATCTTGCGGACCTCCGAGGACCGCTCGGTCAGCGCCAGAGCGCCCTCAGGGTACTGGCCGCCTTCCGCGGTTTCGGCGGCGTTGTTGGTGAAGGTCGTCTCCTCCATGTAGAGCACCGTCGACATGCTGGTGGTGGTCTGCGGGAACACGTCGAGGACGTGGGGGGCGGGACGCGTCGGGTACATCTCGACCCGGCCGGTCCGCAGATCCTCGGGGTCCCAGCCGGCGCCGGTCTGGAACAGCGTCTTCAGGTCGGCGTCGATCCTTGCCACCGGACCCACGCCTGACCCGGACCGGTAGCCCTTGATGGCGTCGGAGGCCATCATCAGCTCGCCGAATGGCTTTTGCCGCCGGGCCTTGGTCTGCGGGCCTTCCTTGCCTTCGTCGGCGCCCTTCTCGGTCGCCTCGTCGGCCTTCGCCGCGCCGGCCGCGCGGGCGACGACCATCAGCTCGTCGACCTTGGCCTTGCATTCGTCGATCTCGGTGTTGAGCTGGCCGATGAACGCGACCTTCGCGTGCGTGTCGCCCTGGACGGACTTCACCTTGCTCATGTCGTACTCGGGGCCGGATTCCGTGAGGATGTCCGCCAGGCTCTTCCGTTTCGCGTCGAGCTTGTCCCGCGCTTCCTTCAGCGCGGGAAACTCGACGATCCGCGGTTCGTTTTCCATGACCGTCATGGCTCTCCTTAGATGCCTCGTACGCGGGCGAGCGCGGCCAGCACCGTGGAGGCGATCTGCTCCTCGGTCGGGTCTTCCTCGCCCAGTGGTGTGGTGAGCAGGGCCTGCAGGCGTTTGAGGTCGGCGTCGATCCAGTCGAGGAGTTCAGCTGACCGGGGTGCCATGCCCCGCCCCTTCTTCGCGCGGAGAGCCACGACTTCCGCTGTCCGGTCGACGAAGGTGGACAGTGCGGCCATGACCAGGTGCCCCTCTTCGGCGTACTTCAGTGACCCGCCCGAGGTGTCTTTCAGTTCCGGCGGGTCGATGTCCGCGTCCCGCAGGTGCGCTGCGAGATGCTCGTACACGGCCTTGCGGTCGGCGTCGGGGACGCCGCCCTTGGCGTCGTTCAGCCGGGCGATGCCCATGAGGCACGCCCGGACGTTCGCGGGGCCGCCCACGCCGTGGTGGTGCGGGAGCCGGTAGGAGCCCTTCTGCTCCGGGTCGGCGGCCGGGTCCACCCACGCGTAGACGGTGCGCAGCTCCGACGGGCGGGCGTCGTCGGGTATGCCCGCGACGGTTTTCGCGCCGTCCCAGCCGCATGATGTGACCTCGCAGGTGTGCGGTGCGATCGGCCGCCCGGCCGGGGGTGAGCTGGGGGCTGCGGATTTGGCGCTGAGGGTCCGCGTGTTCACGCCGGCGCCCACCAGGACGGGGCTGACCTCATGCACCTTGATCCTGTTGAGGAACCGGACGCGCTTGCCGTCGTACTCGCCGAAGGAGTACTCCAGCGGGTCGTAGCCGTAGGACCACTGCCCGAGCGATCCCAGCTCCTTGACCGTCTCGAACGTGTCCCGGCCGGCCGCGGTGTTCATGAAGAACTGGCCTTCGAAGATGGCCTCGCGTGAGGTCTGCCGGATGGTGCCCTTGCCGACCGGGAGCGCCCCCTCCCAGGAGGTGTGCCCGTAGGAGCTGATCGGCATCTCCTCGCCGTCGGAGAACGCCCCCGGTGGGGTCACATCCCCGTGCGAGTCGACCACGTTGAACGTGGCGAAAACGGCTTTGACCAGCCCTTGCGCCTCATCCTTGATCTCGACGCGGAGGCCCTTGGTGTCCATTCACTGCTCCTCTGCCGGACCGATGCTCGGCGTGGTCTGCCCGCTACCGGGCGGCTGCAACTGCACGGAGTAGAGCCCCGAGTGTCGGAGCAACGTCATGTCTTCGGCCTCCACCGCCGCGACCACGGTGTCTGGCTGGTAGCCCGCATCCACGAGCTGCCGGATGGTCTGCGCCTGCTTGGCTTGGATCTCGGCGACGTCTGCGCGGTCCTCGCGCAGGAACGCGATGTCACGGTCGTCGTACCAGAGTTCAGCGCTATCGGGGACGTCGACGATCGAGGCGAGCGAGCCTGCGGCGTTGCGCCACAGCGGCCGCAGGGTGCCGTCCGCGAACCGGCGTCGCGCCTGGCCGTAGTTCCCCGCGTTCAGGCTCGACCCGGCCAAGCCCTCGGAGAATCCGACGATGACCGCCGGCACGCCGGCCGCCGACGCCAGGCGTGTCTCCCCCGCGCCCTGCGTGGCCTTGAAGTCGAGCTGCGCCAGATCCCGGCCGACTACGGTGACGTCAGCGCCGCCGCCCACGTACAGCGTCTTATACGCGTTCTCCACGCCGCTGTGGAGGGTGTCCATGCGGGCTTTGAACTTCTCGAACGCTTCCGGTGTCACGTTCGCGTCCATGGAGACGACAACCTGCGGCGTGGCGCCGTTCTGGAAGAACTTCAGCTTGTGCGTCGTCGCCGCGAGATCAGCGGCGATCTCGCGCAGCACCGGCGTCAGCCAGCTCATGCCCCGCCAGTTGAAGACGGGGTCGGGCATCGGCGCGAAGTGGGCGACCTGCGACGGGACGAGGAACGTCTCCTTGGCCGAACCCGGCGGCGTGTAAAAGTAGCCGATCACCTCAGCGTCGAGGGCCAGGCCGTACAGGTCCGGCTCCATCTTCGACGCCGAAACGATCGTCACCCAGTCGGGTCGTAGCCGCCTCAGTCGCCCTCCCAGCTTGGCGACGAACGCGTTCCCGGCCAGGTCGACGTCCTGGATCATCCGCGCGAGCAGGTCGCCGGTCGTCCCGTTCGTCCACGGGCGTTCCAGGATCGCAAGATCCCGTGTCCCAAACAGGTCGCCGGGCCGGCCGTTGCGCAGCTGCCGGAACTGGAACCGCGCCTCGGCGAACACGAGCATCCGGGTTTGCATGAGCGCGGAAATCGGGCCGTTTGCCTTCGCGATCCCCTGGACGTAGCCCTCGAAGTCGTTCTCGATCTGCTCGCGCTCAGAGTTCAGCGACGACGCGCCGAGCAGCGGCCAGCGCAGATGGTCCAGGTCCCAGAAGTTCGGCTCCGACCACGCCTTGCGCTCCCGGCCACCCGTCCGCCGGGCATGCGTCTCGGCGACGCGCTCCAGCAGGCCCATCAGGCCGTGTCATTCTCACGCCGGAGATCGCCAAGGCTGCCGCCCGCCTGCCAGCCGTACAGCGCGGCGCTCCACAGGAACGCCAGCGCAAGCCAGACGACCCGCGCCACCAGCCCGAGCAGAAACGGCAGCGCCAGCAAAATCGTGAGCGCCACCTTCGCGGGGTCGAGCCGACGCGCGTCTTCGCTGATCCGCTCCACGGGGATGTTCAGGGTCACCATCATGTTCTCCTCACCCCCACGCAGCCCAGGGCTCGACGTCCTCGTCTTTGATGTGCGCCCGGGTCGCGTGGCCCCACAGCGCCAGCGTGACCGCCACCAGCGGACTGATATCCACCGACGTGCCTCGCCGCGCCCACGCCCACGCATCCCCCAGCGGGCGTTTCTGCGCCCCCGCCATAGCGCTGTTCAGCGGCGCCTGATCCAGATGCCGCACCATCGGCCGGTTCCCCTCCGACGCCACAGCCGCGTCGTAGAACATCCCGCACGCCTGCGCAGCCTCCCGCGCCGTCGGCTTGATGACGGCGATGCCGGCCGCTTCCAAGTCGGCGATCAGCGAGCCCGCCGGCCCGGCGCCGTCGACCACGACCGCACACGGCTTCCACCGCTCCGCGAGCTCAACCAGGCGAGCAACCATCCACCCCGTGCCGGGCCTGTGGTCCACCACCTCGACGTGCATCAGCCCGTCCCCGCGCCGGCCGCACACCGCGACAGCCCCAGCGGACCGCTCCGGCGTCACATCCGCGGCGAACGCGACCGGGTCGATCGGCTGCGACCCCCGATCGGTGAGCGCCGTCCACGCCGCCTCGCCGATGACCGCCCAACCGTCGCCCTCGGTCGGGTAATCGCCGACGCCCAGACGTTCCCGCAGAAACCCGGCACTCGACATCGAGGCGCGTTCCCGGGCGACATGCTCGGCCGAGATTCGGTAGCCCAAGCCGGGATTGGCTTTCGCCCACGACTCCAGGTCGTCGGGGTCGTCATGCTCGGAGCAGCCCGGCCCGCACTCGTCCCGGTGCGGGTCGATACTCCACTCCAGGTAGGCGAGGCTCGA